TTACTTCTTCGCCTCTGCAACCACTTTACTACCCACGCCGCGGTTATTGTATTCCCACATGCGGTTGTAGTTAGTGTCATTCAGATTGCGCTGTATTTCGTCGTTATCATCTACGCTGCCGGTATTACCCGCAAACGGACGATTAGAGATCACCGCATCGGCCCACGGTTTAGCCGTGTTAAAACCTTCGTTGATGGCGCTATCACGGATCACCACCTGACCGTTGGTATTGGCATCAACATCCAGCGAGCGGCCCAGTTGCGCCACACCATCACCGAAAGCATTGAAACGGCTGTTTACGGCGAGGAAACCGTAGTAAATGTTGGACAGCGTAGCCGGTGCAAACACATACGCTTCTTGCTGAGTACGTGAGTTCACCACGCGGAATTCGGTGTTATCGAACACCACTGCGCCGCGACCAGAAACGATATCCACATCCCCTTCAATGTAGCTGTTGGTCACCAGCGTACGCGGCTGACGATTCGTTTCCAGACGGTTCTGCACACCGCTGTTGGTGACAAAGAAGGTGTTCTGACGACCGAGAATGTTAACGTTGTTAATCTGTACCTGGTCACCATCAGTACGCAGTGCCACCGCCGGATGGTTACCTGCATCTACGCTATCGCCCAGCGTGTTTTCGATGGTCAGATTTTGCAGTTGCAGGCCATTGTTTTGTGACCAGAAGACCGCAGAGCAGAGAACACCGATACTGTCGCTGCGTTTGCTCTGGCAGCTATCGTACATATACCACGCTGGTTTACCTGGCATATATTTGCCGCGCGGGTTGACGTCGTGACGCCAGTCGGCAGGGCTCATGCCACCATCAAGGGAAAGCCCAATCTTCACATCAATCGGTTTTTCACCTGTACCGTACAGAGTAATTCCACCCGGAGCGGCAGGGACATATACCGTTCCCTGATACTCACCAGGCATCACGGCAATATACTGGCGCTTGTTGGTACGCTTGATAATTGCCGCATCTACCGCCGCCTGAATCGTGGTATGCGTTACACCTTGAGTGCCCGCCGGGCCGACAACAAATTCAGGTTGCGCAGGCAGGGTAATCGGGGAAGGATTCCACGCTGCAGCACCTGGTGTCAGGGATGCAAAATAGTGTTGAGCATCGAAATTCTGCGCTTCTTTTGCCGACAGAATCGGGCGAGAAGAGGTACCAGGCGCGGTTTGATCAGAAGGACGTTGATCGGGCGGGGTTGAGCTACAGGCGGTCAGCGTCACGCCAAAAGCCAATGCCAGCGCCAGACGGGAAACTGAAAATGTGTTCACAGGTTGCTCCGGGCTATGAAATAGAAAAATGAATCCGTTGAAGCCTGCTTTTTTATACTAAGTTGGCATTATAAAAAAGCATTGCTTATCAATTTGTTGCAACGAACAGGTCACTATCAGTCAAAATAAAATCATTATTTGATTTCAATTTTGTCCCACTCCCTGCCTCTGTCATCACGATACTGTGATGCCATGGTGTCCGACTTATGCCCGAGAAGATGTTGAGCAAACTTATCGCTTATCTGCTTCTCATAGAGTCTTGCAGACAAACTGCGCAACTCGTGAAAGGTAGGCGGATCCCCTTCGAAGGAAAGACCTGATGCTTTTCGTGCGCGCATAAAATACCTTGATACTGTGCCGGATGAAAGCGGTTCACGACGAGTAGATGCAATTATGGTTTCTCCGCCAAGAATCTCTTTGCATTTATCAAGTGTTTCCTTCATTGATATCCCGAGAGCATCAACATGCAATGTTGTTGGGATGGCAATTTTTACGCCTGTTTTGCTTTGCTCGACATAAAGATATCCATCTACGATATCAGACCACTTCATTTCGCATAAATCACCAACTCGTTGCCCGGTAACAACAGCCAGTTCCATTGCAAGTCTGAGCCAACATGGTGATGATTCTGCTGCTTGATAAATTTTCAGGTATTCGTCAGCCGTAAGTCTTGATCTCCTTACCTCTGATTTTGCTGCGCGAGTGGCAGCGACAGGGTTTGTTGTTATATGGCCTTCAGCTATTGCCTCTCGGAATGCATCGCTCAGTGTTGATCTGATTAACTTGGCTGACGCCGCCTTGCCCTCGTCTATGTATCCATTGAGCATTGCCGCAATTTCTTTTGTGGTGATGTCTTCAAGTGGAGCATCAGGCAGCCCCCTCCTTATTGCTTTAATTTTGCTCATGTAATTTATGAGTGTCTTCTGCTTGATTCCTCTGCTGGCCAGGATTTTTTCGTAGCGATCAAGCCATGAATGTAGCGTAACGGAATTATCACTGTTGATTCTCGCTGTCAGAGGCTTGTGTTTGTGTCCTGAAAATAACTCAATGTTGGCCTGTATGGCTTCAGTGATTGCGATTCGCCTGTCTCTGCCTAATCCAAACTCTTTACCCGTCCTTGGGTCCCTGTAGCAGTAATATCCATTGTTTCTTATATAAAGGTTAGGGGGTAAATCCCGGCGCTCATGACTTCGCCTTCTTCCCATTTCTGATCCTCTTCAAAAGGCTACCTGTTACTGGTCGATTTAAGTCAACCTTTACCGCTGATTCGTGGAACAGATATTCTCTTCCATCCTTAACCGGAGGAGGGAATATCCTGCATTCGCGCACCCATCGACGAACTGTTTCAAGGCTTCTTGGGCGTCGCTGGCGAGCGTTCCACTCCTGAAGTGTCAAGTACATCGCAAAGTCTCCGCAATTACACGCAAGAAAAAACCGCCATCAGGCGGATTGGTGTTCTTTCAGTTCTTCAATTCGAATATTGGTTATGTCTGCATGTGCTATCTGCGCCCATATCATCCAGTGGTCGTAGCAGTCGTTGATGTTCTCCGCTTCGATAACTCTGTTGAATGGTTCTCCATTCCATTCACCTGTGACTCGGAAGTGCATTTATCATCTCCATAAAACAAAACTCGCCGTAGCGAGTTCAGATAAAAGAAATCCCCGCGAGTGCGAGGATTGTTATTCATTGCCGATATTCACCTTTATCGCGAACACCTTTACCGGTTTATCGCCGAAGTGCGGATGTGTGATTGTCTTGATTTCATATCCGTCATACGGAACATCAATTCTACGGCTGGAATCGTCGCGCTTCGGATATCCCTTTGTGATAATCAGGCGGTCATACTCCCGGAACATAATTCGCTTATTCCAGTAGTCATTACACAAGCGATACTCTTCCGTTTTCTCTCCGCGAATCATTGCATCGAAGTATTCACCTTTGACGGCAAGTTGCAGGTTAGCCACGACCTTCCTCCTTTGGCTTGTGAATTTGTATCGTCATGCCGCTTTGAGTGGTGACTACAATGACAGAACCAGGCTGAAGGCTGTTAAGATTGAATGCTTCGTAAAACGAATCCAAGGCTAGTGCTTTTTTATTCTTTCGGTTCCACCAACGCCATCCCTTGCCACATGCTACACTGACAATCCACTGTCCACTCCTGTAAGCCATATAAAACCAGATGAGCAAAACCTGAAGGGATGCCATCCAGTCAATAATCGTATATTTCGCGAAGGAGTCCATCACTTCATCTCCTGCGGCGGCTCTGGTAGCGGCATCCATCTGATTACATCGCAATCACGTAGGCTGATGTCATCTCCAAGCCATCCTTGACCTTCAGACCAGCATTGCACGTAATACCCGCCTTCGGCGTCAACTACGCACCACTGCGCGTCGTTCGGCATTCGCTCACTACAGCTTAACCAGCATGCAAAACAGCAGATCGCACTGGAGTCACAGAGAACCCAGGAAGATATCAAAGTGGCTGTTGCGGATGATGATTGCGCTGTTCGTATCGTTCCTTCTGGCGCAGTTAAGCGGTTGCACGAATACGCGAACGGTATACGTGTCGGTGCCGGTCGTTCCGTTACCAGCCAGTCTGACGGATGAAACACCCCAGCCAGATTTACCCGACCCGTTTACGTGGGGAGCCAGCCTTAACCTGAATGTTGCGTTGTTGTCAGCGTTAGCACAGTGCAACAGGGATAAGGCTGATATCAGGACCTTTGAGAAAAACAGGGCAGCACAAACTAATGGCACGATTAAACGTTGAAGTTATCCCACCAGACAGCGAAACGATGAACGGGATTTTTGCAGAGATTGAACGTAAATATGCGCATCAGCCGATGACGCCAAAAGTTATCGATGAAATGCAACGCGAAGCGGCGCGCCTTGTAAGGCGAGCGACAAACACGAAGGTTACGTTTGTTCGGGACTGACATTACAGAAGCTCCTTTGATAAGGAGCTTCGATAATGTCACTAAGAGGAAAAATTCATGGCAAAACCGGACTGGGAGGCCATCGAAACGGCGTACCAGTGGCGGGTGAAGTATAGGGCATCTATTTATTCATCATTTGAAAAAAGAGTTGTCCGGATAGGTTTCAATAACGGTTATGTTTGAAAGACGCGAGGGGTTAACCGTGAACTCATTTTCACCAAGATAACGACTGTGGGCATTGGGGCCAGCTAATATAGAACAGGCTGGAGCTTCAGCTCTTAACAGCAAACCTGGTGATTTGTATGCATTCAATCCACGACCAAACTTCTCGGCGACTGAAATGTCCGTTGTCCAGCAAAATCCAATGAGCCCTTTATCGAACCTGTCTTTATTTTCCCCCCGATAAAGTACAAGGCTGTCACCATCATATGTTGGCAATAAGAGCGTTAATAGTTTGAGGAGAATTGAGTCGTCGTTGATCTTTTCACGTATAAAGGCCCCAGACTCAACCCATTGACTATGGAATGAATTTTTCATGGCAATTGATACTGGCTTTGCGTTATCGATGCTTTTGATAAACTCAACCCATCTGTTCCGACTGTGAATGTAATCAAGAAATTTCCTCTCATCGGACACCTTCGATTGAGGGCGGTTATAAGCTGCGAAATCTTCTAACTTCATAATTTCCTCAGGTATATCAATGGCACTCACCGACAAGCAAGAAATGTTCTGTCGCGAGTACCTCATCGATTTAAACGCCACGCAAGCGGCTATTCGGGCGGGGTACAGCGCAAAGACAGCTAACCGTACCGCATCCGAAAACCTGTCAAAACCTGACATACAATTCAGAATCGCTGAACTGAAAGCGCAACGCAATGATCTTGTTGGTATTAATGCAGAATATGTACTTAATCGCCTTATTGAAATCGACCAGATGGATGTGCTCGACATTCTCCTGCAAAACGGTGATCTAAAACCCATTAAAGACTGGCCTAAGGTATGGCGCACAACGCTATCAGGAATGGATGTCATGGAGATGGTATCCGCAGATAGCGCCGCACTTCTGAAGAAAATCAAATGGCCTGATAAGGTTAAAAACCTTGAGTTGCTTGGGCGTCATGTTTCTGTTCAGGCGTTTAAAGACAACGTCAAAAATGAAGTGACTGGCGCTGATGGAGGACCAGTCAGAACAGAAATTACCAACTTAACGCCGGAGCAGGCTGCAGAGGCGTATAGAAAAATGATGGGCTAAGTATGCCGTTACCATTCCCCTTCGATTTTAAAAATCCTGATTACCAGATGGTTTTTGAATGGCGGATGGAACGCTTACAGCGCATTCGCCAGAACCCTGAAATATTGCCAGCACTAAAACAGTTTTACCGAACCAACCCGGCTCAGTTCATCATCGACTGGGGCATGACAACGGACCCGCGTAATATTGATTATGGCCTGCCGGTGACCATTCCGTTTTTACTCTTCCCTAAGCAGGAGGAGTGGATCCACTGGATTATGGAACGCTGGGGCAATAGGGAGAATGGTATTACCGAAAAATCCCGTGAAATGGGGCTCAGTTGGACCGCGATCGGACTGGCCTGCTCGCTTTGTCTCTTCAACAAAGAAATGGTTATCGGTTTCGGCTCCCGTAAAGAGGAATACGTCGACAGCACCGGTGACCCGAAAGCATTGTTCTGGAAGGCGCGCAAGTTCGTGGAAACACTACCTGTAGAGTTTCGCGGTTCGTGGAGCGAGAAGAAGCACGCGCCATATATGCGTGTTGAGTTTCCTGAAACTGGTGCCGTTATCAAAGGCGAGGCTGGCGATAATATTGGTCGTGGTGACCGTACCACGCTTTATCTGGTTGATGAGGCTGCATTCCTTCAGCGTCCTCTGCTGATTGATGCGGCGTTGTCACAAACGACGCGTTGCCGTATTGACCTGAGTTCAGTTAACGGCATGGCGAACCCGTTCGCTCAGAAGCGTCATGGCGGGAAGATACCGGTATTCACATTCCACTGGCGGGATGATCCTCGCAAGGATGAAGAGTGGTATCGCAGGGAATGCGAGAAAATCGATAATCCGGTGGTGGTGGCACAGGAACTTGATCTGAACTACAGCGCATCAGCGGAAGGCGTCCTGATTCCATCCGAATGGGTACAGGCTGCCGTTGATGCACATATCAAACTGGGTATCCAGCCAACAGGCAAACGACTTGGCGCGATGGATGTCGCCGACGAAGGCAGGGACAAAAATGCATTTTCCACCCGTCATGGCTTCCTCCTGGAAAATGTGCGGGAATGGTCCGGTGTGGGCAGTGACATTTATCAGTCCGTCGAGAAGGTTTTCGGTTTTTGCGAACAGGACAACCTCGAAGAGTTTCGCTTTGACGAGGACGGGCTGGGCGCTGGCGTTCGCGGCGATGCACGCGCTATCAACGAACTGCGTAACGTTGCGCGTCGACCGTCAATACTCGCCACACCGTTTCGAGGTAGTGGCGCGGTATTTGATCCAGATGATGAAGCTGTTCGCGGGGACAACGGGCAAGCCGCACGTCTGAACAAGGACTTCTTCGCTAACGCCAAAGCCCAGAGCTGGTGGCGGTTACGTAAACTTTTTCAGAATACCTGGCGCGCCGTGGTTGAAGGTATGGCTTACAACCCGGACGAAATCATCTCAATCAGCAGTAGCATGGCACTCAAAGATAAACTCATCATCGAGCTTTCGCAGCCGACCTATTCCATTAATGGTGTGGGAAAAATCGTTATTGATAAACAGCCTGATGGAACCCGATCGCCAAACCTTGCCGACTCGGTGATGATCAACTATGCCCCAATGAATTCAGCCCTGAACATCTGGGAGCTGCTAGGGAGACAGGCCTGATGGCACGAAACAAACAAGCCCTGCGGCGAACTGCGCAGGCCACAGCTGATGGTTATGAGAATTTTATTGCCCGCGTAGGGATGCAGACACCTAACCAGCACTCAGCATCCACCTACCGGGCTAATTTCACCAGTCGTAACCGCATGCTGGTGGAATGGTCCTATCGTTCGTCCTGGATCATCGGCGAAGCGGTCGATGCTATCCCAGATGATATGACCCGCAAAGGCATTCGCATCACTTCGGAAATTGATGCAAAAGATCGTGGCATTCTCGAATCACAACTGGATGAGTTGCAAATCTGGGATGCGCTGAATGACGTGCTGAAATGGTCGCGCCTCTACGGCGGCGCGGTGGGTTTCATCATGATTGAGGGGCAGGCACCAATGACCCCGCTGCGACCCGAAACCATCGGTAAGGGCAAGTTTAAGGGGATTCTCCCGCTCGACCGCTGGATGATTGACCCGGTACTGACCCGCCGCATTAAAGATATGGGGCCGGACCTGGGTAAACCTGAGTTTTACGATGTGGTGACCACAGCAACGGGAATTCCTGCCTGGCGCATTCATCACAGTCGACTGATTCGCTTTGATGGCGTCACGCTGCCATTTCAGCAGAAGATGACCGAGAACGAATGGGGAATGTCGGTTGTAGAGCGTATCTGGGATCGTCTTACCGCGTTCGACAGCGCTACTGTCGGCGCGGCGCAGCTGGTCTACAAAGCGCATTTGCGTACCTACAGCGTGGAGAAGCTATCCCAATAA